ATTCCTGTTTCATTTTTAAATGCCCGTACCACGCAAATGTCATGAAGATATTCGACACAATATATGTATATCAGATAGTTAAATAACCATTACGTTATTTCTGTAAAACATTAGTAAAACAAATGCAATAAAATAGAAAATCCCTGCCACTTCAAAGAGAAGTAAACAGGGATAAGTGCAACACCGATTTTCAGATTCGGCACAACAAAGATAGTGATTTTTGTGGTACCCACAAAAAAACCGTGCGAACTTCACAGTCTGCACAGTTCAGATTTAATAAATATGGCAAACATAAAGGTCACTTCTTTAGCTCTATATATTCGGAATACACTATTTTGGTGTGTGGATTTGAACTGACAACTTCCTGCCTGATAGCTTTTGTGCCAAAGCGGAAAAATAAGAACTTCTTAGGTACACGATGTACTATCTGTTTTAGTGTATCAACAGAATTGATATACATATTCACGTCTTTGCTCTTTATTTCACCATGAATCTTAGTCCAGCTATCTTCCCAACTAAATGATTGCAAAGTATCTTGTAATCCATTCCTATACACAATACTATCCTTGATTATTGTCTGGACTTTGACCTGCGTATTTGTTGATGTACTGGATGCAGATTGCAGCCTCTTAATTTTAATATTTAAATCCTTAATAGTTTCAGCAAGCTCATCCCTGTTCTTTTCCAGTTCTGATTTTGTCAGAGTTAGAGAAATAACGGATGCTGCATACTTACCACTATTGGACTTATAAAGATTTACTGACTCCATTAAGGACTCGTTATTTATTGTCAGTCTATCCTTTTCTTCATGCAGTCCTTGTACTACCTTAATCAATGAAAGGCATACAACGACTAACACCAAACATGATATTGCAAGAAACTTATTCATGATTCGATATATTGAATTATTCCATTAACATGTGTATTGATGATGTTTTGTTTCCCATCGCTTGATAACATGTAATCAACATCATCTTTATTATCCTGAAAGAAATTTTCAGTTAATACAGCCGGGCATTTCGTTTTACGAAGAATATAAAAGCTTTCTTCCCAATCAGAATCTCCATCTGAATAATCTTTTCTTAACTTTTGACCCGTCAAATGGCACGAAGCAGCATTATACAAACACTCAGCAAGCTTATCTGCCTTGGTTTTTCCCTTTGAAGTATATGCAGCCCAACCACGAGCTTGCATCCACTCACTTCCATTGCCAGCAGCATTGCAATGTATTGAAATTAGAATTACGTTACTTGTGCCCAAACGTCCACAAAGTTCATTCACACGTCTTGCACGTTCTGCAAGTGGTACATCAACATTTTCATGAACAATTCTTTCAGCATCATATCCCCTTAGTTTCAATTCACGTTCTATGGCTTCCGTTATCTCACGAGCATAAAGATACTCTCTTAATTTACCATCCGGACTACGTTTACCCGGTGTATTTTCTCCATGCCCATTATCAAGTAAAATTTTCATAACTATATATTTTTAATGATTTATTGTATGTTCTTACATATATTTTTTTCAAAATATTGTATTATGAATTAAGACGCTGATAAAAATCAGTCTTAATATTATCATACGCAAGTTTCACATTAGTGTATGCACGTCCATTATTAGCACCATCCTCATTATAGATTTCTGCTTCAACTACAGCTGCTACTTCCTCAATCCATTCTTTGTTGCAGTATTCAGACAAAGCCTTTCCTCTGTACATGAATGGGTCAAATCTGCTTTTACGGTCTTCATGAATAACTGATAACAGTTTCCTAATTTTTATTGCTGTAGCTTCATGATTAACAATGTGGTTTTCTTCCCTAACTCTTTTGATTATCCGACAAACTTGCTCAACCGACAAATCAAAAGCAAATCCGGATAGATTGCGAATCCTCAATACTGTTTCAGTCCTAAGACCATCAGATACATCATTAAGCAAATCATTCTGCTTCCTCGTTTCATTTAATAAATCTTTTAAACCAGACTTATTATCTTGCAAAATCTGATTAATAATAGAACGAAACCATTTGAATGTTGCCACCATCATCGCCATAGAAATAAGTAGATAGAATGCAGCCGTTACAGCCATCATCCCCAAATCGTTAATTCCTTGAGCTACACGTAAAGATTCATCCATTATCTATTTCTTCTATACTTGTTGCGTTTATAATAATCAAAATTCTCTTTGTCTTCTTGAGTGATTTTTGTGTTAGGTGGAAAGAACTTGAATCCACACATATTACCATACCGAACTACCTTAATAACAGCACGGAAAGGGAATTTCCGACCATTAGCAAATACAATATCTTTCAGTTTCTTGCTATCAGTATAGAATGCGGATGCACCTACACCCTCGCCATAAGCAATAAGTGTTCTCGTTCCATTCTCTGTTTGTCTTTCCTTACACCCAGTGAATACCGTAACCTCATTGATTACGGCATCCACAGACGTATATTCACAATCAAACAAATCATCATTTGAAGAAGACTCTTCTTCAAAATCTATAACTTCTATCATAGGTCATTAGGAATATTGTAAGTTGTACAATCAGCATCAACCATCTTTCTGATAGTAAGTCTATCTTTCAAGAAATTCTCATAAGGTATCTTAGCATCAGCAGATAACAAACCTATCTGAGCACTTTGATACTCATTCATCAGCTTATTTTCCGTCTTAGCTGGATATTTTGCAGTAAGCAACGTACTGAAAATATTATCAGCAGTCTTGGGGTATTCAACACGGCAACTATCATATTGCCACATTTTACCTGTAGCATTTTTTTCGCTGTCTGCCAGCGTAATTCCACCATCCTTACTTTCAACCACATTAACCTGCTTGATATTGTGATTATACAAGAATGTTCCTTGCCCATTATTAAGGTTGTCAATAACCTCCGGCTTTTCCTTAACCAGCAACCCGGTACTCAATACATCTGTTCTTTCCATTATTCAAACAATTATTAAAAATGAATTTACTATGTTCCTCGCTACATCTGATTATCCAGCCATATTCAGACGGAAAGAGGTGTTTAATATCTCTTTCATCTTTGATTTCGTATTGCTTGACGGTGCGACTGAGTTTCTTGTAGAATCTCATAAGAATGCTTTTTCTTAATAGTATTCCGTAATGATTCTGCTTGAATCCCACATAATCAATGCTACGAACATCAACAGGGAATATCTGCCAATTACATTTGATTTCCACTTTTAGCTCTGCACCCAGATACAGACCCATCATGTCAAGAATGAAATGCAGTGCTTCTTTACTTGAGCACAATATGCACATATCATCCATGTACCGGAAATAGTAAAACCTTACACCGAACTTAGCAAGTACTATCTTTATCAATTCTTCCTTTACCCAATGGTCGTAATATGCAAGATATAAGTTGGCTAAATATTGGCTTGTAAAGTTCCCAATAGGCAAACCCTTGTCTTTACCGTTACTATCAATTATCTTATCCAACAGCTCCAGCATTTGTTCATCTGCTATTGTATAGCGTATGATTCTTTTAAGTGCTGCATGGTCTATGTTATCGTAAAACTTCCTTATGTCTATTTTAAGGCAATACTTAGTCCCAGATTTATCAGAAACAAGTGCATAATGAACATCCTCCATACACTTGTGTATTCCTCTACCTTTTATACAAGCGTATGTGTTGTCTATGAATATACTTTTCCAATGCCTGCCAAGAACATTGATTATACAATGATGAACTATTCTGTCCGGGAAAAATGGTGCAATCATTATCACTCTTTCTTTAGGCTCATATATGACTTTCACCCTATATTCGCCCGGTTCATACGTACCATTTCTCAGCATCCAATACAATTCATCAAGCTTTTCTGTGATGTTGTTATTGAACTCCGTTATTTCAGTTCTTTCACCCTTGCCCTTTTGCGCTTTATACTGAGCCAGCGTAAGGTTCTTTATGTCGTAAATCAATGGATATACATTCTTAATCTTCTTAGACTGAGATATGAATATCTTTCCTGTATCGCCAACATATATACCGCAATCATCAAAATCTTCATACTGATAAAAGCTTGTGTTTGCAGTATAACACATACCGTATTTAGTTCTAACAGTTCCCATGTGCCGTTGATTCAAAGGTTGAGCTTTCAATTACTTACTTGCACTCCCCTTAACGTATTATTTTACCAGCTATCAGCAGTGCCAATAGCTCCTGTGAGGTAGGGTTGTACTGATTAAGTTATATTTTATAAGTGAACGGTATAAGCGGAACCCACTGTACGCAGACGCAAGCGAGGAACGATTAGTCGTGTACAGATAACCGAAGCCCGCACCCGCACCACCATCCGCATACGCAGACAACAAGCCCCCAATCAGTACAACCTTTTATATTTTCAAAATGTCAAATCACACTATTTTTTGCCCCCGTGCTCCGAGTTTTGCAGTCCGTCAAAAACGGCACAAGCGGAACCCAAGGGACGCATTCGCATGCGAGGAACGATGAGTCGTGTACAGAGAACCGAAGCCCGCACCCGCACCACCAGCCGCAGACGCAGACAACAAGCCCCCATACCATCCGTAGGATGGAGAAGAACCAGCCATAGGAGTCCAAAAATAATCACAATAAGCTTTATTGGGAGCACCACCAACGCTATCAGGGAATGAATAGCCTTTTGAAGATAGAGCCATAGTCAGAATATATCCCTCTTTACGTGGAAGTTCTGTTATAGGCTCATATCCTGCTGGAGCCGTAGCAGCACTATCAGAATGTGATGTAAACTTAGTTGGGTCTTCACACACGTATGCAAGAGAAACATCTTGTTTGTGCCAAATCAGCAAATCATCAGCAAGCATCCAAAGGTATTCAAAAGGAGTTTCCAACCCACGATAAGAAGTCACCTGTACTACTTTATCGCCTCCAGTCCATCCTTTGATTGTATATGATACCCTACCAGTATTGTTTCCAAGAACAGCCGTAACACCACAAGGAATAAATGGTCTATAGCCACCCCATGTATTCCATTCTGTACCATTGACAGCCGGACCATTACCAAGCCCTCCTTGATGGAATCCATCAACAGTTAAGGATTCATTGTATGTATCTTGACAATCCAATGAAGCATATTCAACCCTTTGCAGCCAAGCTATTTCGTTATAGACTCTATAAGCCCCGTGGTGTGTTCCTCCCTTGCAATAAGGTCTTACACCAGATTTACTAATTGATGTACGAGGCATACCCAACATAGAATTGTATGTTCCATCTTTACCAGCATCGCCAGCACCCGAACCTCCACGGAATTGAGAGGCATTAGCGGTAAGCTTAATAAAACCGCTTTCATCCCTTGCAATTTCATTTCCATTCCATGTAAGCCAACAGCCTGAAACAGCCTTTGAATTGGTTGTGTCAATGGTTGCATACCACGGAGAAACAGTTTTTCTTTCCATCTTAATAAATCCGGGCAAAGGGTATTCTGAATGAGCAACAATCCATTTGGTTCCCTCAATCTCTATTCTTCCATAGTACATAGGCTTTTCAAGCATAACATTACCATCCGTACTATCAAGAGTTGCAGTAGCACCTGAATCTTTTTTACGGCTATCATTTTGATGAAGATAATACTTCACTGAGCCATCTTCATTTTCGACGAATCGCCTAAGCTTTGACTGAATAGGCAATGTTCTATGTAAATCCAGATTTCCAACACGTTTAAGTTTTTTGTCTTGTGACGTGAAATCACCCTGTACACCATACCATTGGTCGTATGGATATTGCGGTTTAGTGTTACCGCTTCCTAATAATAAACCCATAACTTTTACATTTTAATTGTTTCACCAGCTCCCCAATACACATCATACTCCGTAAGGTCAATTCCGTTTGGGGAAATTTCGGTAATTGCTCCGGGTGTCCAATCGTTGACAGGTACCGGGAATGCACCCGGCTCCTTATCGCAAATCAGTTTACAATCAATGATAATACCCGTTTCCATAGAAACCTTTTTAGGCTTTACAAAAACTGAGAAAGGAACACCATTAAGGGAAAAACCCTTTGAAATGTCCTTGACTTGCCCTTTAGATAATATCCGCAGGCTGTACATCGTTGCTTCCATAATTTACTACGTGAATTGTTCTAACTGCAAATATAACTATAAATGTGTTTGTTGAACACATTTATAGACGATAATAATCAAACATTATTATATATTTGTCCGATATTCATTATTTATATATTTTTCATTTTCGCCTTTGTTTCCTGTAATGTATTTATTTTATCCCTCAATTTTTGCCTTTTCTCGTGCAACTCATGTATATCATAAGGAAGCTCACTACCTATCAAAGATGCTTCGTAACATTTTATAATCTTGTAGTCTTCCGAAGACAATTCATAGATTAAATCTTTGATTTTAGCATTGTTGAACACTTTATCATATCTGTATGATATTCTATCTCCATTATCGTAAGGTACCGGATGTATTGAAAAAGAATCATCTTCTGAAACCAGCTTGCTTCCATCTATAAAATCTACAGGCTTCCATTCGTTGCCTAACTCAAGCAGTTGTTCTTCTACAGAAACAACCCTTTCTTTCATAACTTCTTTTTCCGCATCCCAATACTTTACCACAACGGGATTTAAATCCTTAATTCTCAAATACCCGTCTTCGTTAATACATCCATATTCCATTACCATCTAAATTTACTAATTAACCATGCTTCTTTCTTAACACCATTTACATAACCAATAGTGAACTCACATATTGCAGCCCATCCTTCTCCTACATCTATATAAGCGTTTTCTGTGTGGTCGTCATATAATTTTTGCCCACCACGAGGAGCAATCCTCATAAATCCAGTCCACCATTGTTTGAAAAATATAGTTCTACCAATGACACCATCACTTGGTAGATATACATTCTCTCCATATCTTGAATAGCCTATAACCATACTTGCCGATTCACTCAGATAGGTATTACCGGAACCCTCACCGATTGTTTTTGTGTTCAAGAACAACCCTGCTGCCATAAGATTTTGAAAGAATCCTCCATATCCGGGTGCTGTTCCGGAATTGGATGCAATACCATAAACTCCTGCCAAGAAGTTTTCATTAGACCAATCGTATTTATTTACGTTTCCAAACCCAAGACCAACTATAGCAGCTTTATGAGTAACACCTAAAGTAGCTGATACAGCCTGTGTTTCTGCATTGTTACAGAATATTCCTGTAGGTGACATATATGCAACACGTCCGGTATTTGATTTACTCCTTGCTTCGATAATTCCACTATAAGCATCAATTCTTATTTTACTGCCCTGATTCATGTTTTGTGAATAGTCACCTCCTGATTGAGAAGATTCTATTTCAAATCGTGCATTTTTAGCATCCATCGTGATTTTGTTTGAGCTGTTCTGTAGTGTTGACACTATTTTACCGCCAGCCATATACCAATCACCAATATTTGCCCCCTCTGCAAGAAGCAGATTTGTTGCAATGCTTTCAAATTGTGCACCAAACGGATTCCACTTACTTGTGTTTGTTGGGACAATTCCAGAAAAAGAACCTGCATCTATTCTTGCTACATAAAACACACCATTGTATTTTACCACATCAAGCCTGTATTTATTTCCTGTGTACGTTTTGTTAGCTGAATATACTCCTACAAAAACAGCAACAGGGTTTTCCCCTTTTTCACCTTGCACTCCGGGTTCTCCTTTATCACCCTTTGAACCAGTTACACAAATTGCAGCAGTTGTGGTACTTGTTCCATTGGTGTATGTTATAATACTTCTCGTCCATATATACCATTTATCTTTCCAAGCTGGGCGATTTGTGCTCCATGAGCCATTTAGTAATGAGTTTGCAGAGCTTGATAGATAATACTGTTCCTCTATTGATTTTACACCAACACCTGCACCACCAGTTGAACCTTTTCCACCTGTTATACATGCTGCCTTAGTATATGATGTTGTATTGTCAGAATACGTTATCTTTGTTCTACTCCATATATATTTTCCATCAACCCAAGCTGGAGCCGTTGTTGACCATCCAGTAGTAGGTGCAGTTGTGTTAGATGAACTTTGTGCATATTCTACATCTGCTAATGTAACGCTTGTTCCGGGCTTACCGTCTTGACCATCATAAGGGTTCACCCTAATTGGTGTACTCCACTTCTGTATAAGTTCATCTGCTTTCCCGTTCATTACAGAGGCTATATCATTATCAGGCAAAGCATAATCAAGCAATCTTATATCATCGTACAAAACGGATGAACCGAATACCTCATCATCATATAGCGCAAAACCAACAGCAGCTTCACCAACATTTCCGTTATGAACAAATGAGCCATCCTTAAATACTGCAACAGAACTTCCGTTGAATCTGAATGTAAGATGAAACCATGTATTAGGAGTTATTGATATAGACTTTTCAACATACTGCCTACCATTATACCCGTTAAGCATCCATTTCAATACACCTTGGTTTGACTTCATCCAAAAACACAGAGTAAACGATTCTCCAAAAGGTAAGTCATAAGGAATAATACCATCAATACCACCGCTTAAATCAACAGCATATCTTGAACCATCAGACACAACCTTAGCACCAGTATCAAGCTTTGCATTATACCCATTCCCGGATATATCTGCTAAATTTGATTTATCTGTATCGCTAACAGGTATATTGATTTTTGTCCTATCAGACAATCCAGACTTTTTAGCTATAGTACACCAAACGTATTCAAATCCGCTAACTGTTGGCATTTCCTTACTCCACCCTGTAGGATTTGACGAATTTACATCAAGTGCTGGGGGTGTAACAGTAGAGCCATTCTTTGCATATCTATATTCATAATATTCTCCTGCACCAGCATCAGTACCACCATTGCCGGGCTCACCCTTAATTTGCGCCCAAGTATAATCATTAGGATTATCGCTATCCTTTTGTTCAAAGTCAGTATATTGCCCTATGTAAGCACCCGGTTCCTCACCATTGTTTGCAGTGAATGATAACCCACCATTATCTGAATACTTAATATGAAGATATGGCGTTCTACCATCTTCACCGGGTAAACCGGGTGTTCCATCTTCTCCTTTCGTGTCTTGCCAAGTATAATCATTAGGATTATCGCTATCAGTTGGATTCATGTCAACATAAAGACCTAAATAGCGTCCGGGTGTTTCACCATTACCAGCAGTAAATGTTTTTCCGTTATCATCCGAATACTTCTTATGCAGATAACTACTTTTCCCATCTTCCCCTTTGAACTGTCCTACATTCTTCCACTGCTTACCATCCCAAATATAAAGATAATTACCTACAAGATAAGCATCACCATCCGTATTACCTATCATTGGAAGCAAGGAAACATTATCTTTTGAGCCTTTGATTGATATAGATGTTCCATCGGCACCACGGACACGGAAAGGAACTCCCCATTCACCCTCCGTTATTGTCTTAGCATTCTTTTGGCTCATCCATATAATGCTTTCCGTTGATTCTCTATGCCATCCACCGCTTGTACCGTCACCTGTTGGCTTACTTGGCTTTTCTATGCTATCGTTGTATGTATAAAACACAGATAGACCATCATTCCCTTTATTCCCTTGTGAACCTTTTGCTACAACAGCCCAATACACTGAATCTGTAGGTTTGTTCCACATGCTCGGATTTGGATTGATGTATCTATATGTACATGTTTCACCATTATAAGTATAGCTCACTTCATCACCAGCATAATACACATATTTATCGTTATATGCTCCACGAAATACACCCAAATGTGACGTATCACCGCTATCAGACAACAATCTTACATTATGCAACGTGAGCTGTCTTTTTGCAGTGACATTCCAGTCTATAGAACTTGCAGAATCTCCAATCCTGAACTTGTTTCCATCCAAATCAAGATAACACTCCTTATCACTTGTAATTATTTTACCAGTAGTAATAGTATTACCATTGATTCTTGTAAATCCGTATGTAGTTGTAAAGTCACGGAAATTATCATCAGGATTCAAACTTCCAATGATTCCTATTTGGAAATAATAATTATTCGGGTCTGATACAATCTCAACTTTCAACTGCTCTTGTGTTATATACCAAACTCCGTTATTGCCTTTCTTTGAACATTTCGCAAAAACATAATATCCCCCAGCCTCAGACATCGTAAACGAAGAAGCAGAAAGATTCCAATGCTTTACGTTTTCTTCATCTATTGTAAGATGTGCCAATGTTCCTGCCGAAATGGAAAATAGGTTAGGATTCCCATTCTTATTTGCTTCCAGCACAACACCAACAAGAACAAATTGCTGACTCTTGGAGCCAACTGTAAGCATATTGGTATCAATGGAGTTTGGTTTGATGTTTTCCGGGTCAAAATACCCGTCTGTATCATATACCATATTGCGTAATTCTTCCGTTGTTCTCCAGCCCCTACGTGCTTTTACGAGGTCTTTTAGATTATTACCCTCAATGATATTTTCAATCCTGCCAACATCTACTACCGTTTGGCTTATGATGGAAACTGCAACAATATCAGACAACGTAAGTTCATAATCATGGCTATTAAGTAGATTCCTCTTTATCTTTTGTATTCTAATATTCTTTTCAAGTCCAAACCTTACGTCTTTAACAGGAACATAATCACCTACACGGAAAATAGTTGTACGGCTGTCGGATGGAAGATTATTAATGAAATATGAACGGTCGAAAGAAAGCCCATATTGCGCTCTTGCTTGTGTGCGTGGTTTAAAATCATTAAGTCCGGCATACCACAAATCTTCTTCTGCATCATGTTCGTATGATTGAGGCAAATTAATATCAGTAATCTTGTATGTATCGCCTATATTCAATCTATACGCTTCATTATCCGTAGTCGGTATTGTCAATCCTCTGCTATCTGTAAAAGGTATGAGCTTAAACTTTTTAGTTGCGTGGTCATATCCTCCCTTTTGAGCAATTTCAAACTGTTGCCCTGCTAATTTACCGGATATGAATGTTATTTTAGCATTCACTTCGCTAATTAGATACTTCGTTCCTTTATCATCTTTTTCGCAAAGGTCAAAATCCATCGTATCATCAATGAAGCTATTAATATCACCATCAACTAAAGCTGTAACCTTACCTGTTCTCTTTGGATAAATATCATCATAAACAACAGCGTCCTCTTCACTACCCAATGCAGCCTTTAAGTCACCATCTTCCAGATAACGTTTTGAATCTTCATCAATGCCTATCATTTCACTTCCGGCTGCTACAACTGTACCATCCCAAAGTTTATGCTCTCTCTTGTTTTTTCGTTTCGGGAAAGGAAGCTGTAGCCTTTCAGAATAATCTCTGTAGTCACTTCTAATATTGTTTGTTCCACCCTCTACCCAAAGCCTTGTAATGATAGCCTTATCATCAACTTTTTCTTCTTTAAGACTGAATAATCCGTTTCCTTTTCCCCACTCAAAGAAATCACTACCGCTTGGAGGATTCACCTTTGAGCCAAATTTACCAATGTGTATAGTTCTTACACCATCTTCTTGTGTTATAAGAAACTCAAGATTAAATTCATTTTCACTACATAACGTCTGTAGAACTTGCAAGCAGTTGTTTCTTGAAAATGATATAGTACGAGCTTCTGTTTCCGGACAATCCTTTTCATTGAATTTCCACATGCCCGGATAGTCCCTGTTCATGTTATAAACAATAACTCTTACAAAATCACAGATAGTATATGTTAAGTCAAATGTACTTCTGCTTGATTTTCCTTGCTCATCTGTATCTCTATAGATACACTTCATCAGTTCATACATAACACCATAAAATGTAGCATCATATACGAAATGACTATCAGAATACATTTCCCTTTTTACCTTTGTGCGCAATGTGTATTCTTCACCATCAATAACAATCTTATCACCCTTACCGAATGTGAAAATTGTATCAGAAACAAAAGATAATTGCACACTGTCATCACCCATCAGAGAGGTGTTCTGCGTAGCTGATTTTAGCGCACAGAACGGCTCTCTGCTGAATAATTGTATCTTGTTTCCGTTTCTCTGTATTATTTCAAAATTTCCCATAATACAATAGCGTTTGTTTCAAACAATTCAATATCCTCAATTACACCAGTTACTATAATATCATATTCACCGGGCAATTCATAAGTGTGGGTTATTTCCTGCTCGACACCGGACACATCATAAGTGTGGGTTCCATCACCCCAATAAATATTTAACAATTTAGATGAAGTGACCTTTATGTTTGCAACAGAATTTGCAGCCCCTCCTATATGACGCAAAACCTTTTTCACAGGCTCATCCTCAATTAACTTGAGTTTAAACTTACCAACCATCAATTCATTGCTGTATTGCCCCCAAGTCTTATCAACATCTACACCATCAATACACTCAACTTCATATACAAGCGGTTTTGTGTTACCGTCATATTCAACCTTTAATCTATGGTTCCCCTCTTTGCGGAATAAATCAAGGAATAAATTAACCCATTGAACAAAAGCAGAACGTCCAGAAGCTTCAATGAAGCAATCAAGCGTTATAGTTCTTTCCTTATATCGTGGTCTTTTCTTATCACGAACAACACCATGATAGTTATCCCATTCAACTTGCAACGATTCCTTTCTTTCAAGACCACCAACAAGCCCGGCACTATTTGAAACGTAAACTCCATATTCTTTGAAGTTCTTTCCATCAATGTAATACTCAACATCCGTTTCCTTTTGCAGTTCAAAAACCTCACGGGCTGTCATAGCTTTATTGAAAAGCTTAACATCATCTATTTCAGCTTTTGTGCCGAAAAGAGAATAATCATTAATACTGAATCCATCAGGTGTATTTGGTAGCGTATCATCAAATATACGGCTGTCATTCTTGTACGCAATAAACCTATTCCCATCTTTAATGAAAGCAAAGAAGTTCCATTCACCGGGTAAAACATCCAACCACTGCTCTTTGTAATTGTCAATACCCGGCATAGATAACAGCCATCCTATTTTTGACTCTTTAGATTTAATCCACAATGACAATGTAAAATCAGCAGATATAGGTATAGTTCTTTCTGTAGTACATTCACCTGTAACATTGAAAGTTATAGATTTGCCAATCTTGCCATCCTTACTGAATGAAGCACCATCAGACAATGAAGCATCATTTCTATATTGAGTATAATCACAAGCCTTATTTCCGTCCGGGTCGTCAAACGGCAAGTGTAAAATTAAATTCGCATCCATGATTAATAAGTTTTCTTGTTTTTATTAATTACTTTAATACCACTCCCAAGGCATTCAACCTTTGCATTAGCATACACATTTACGAACACTTTAGCAGCATTACCTGCTGTTGCAACGCTCAGCTCTGAATCATCAAAAACATCTATTGTAACAATAGAACTATCTGAAACATTAACAGAGCCTCTTGTGTTATGCCTTGCATATATGTTTGCTACTGAATATCCGTCATATTCAAGAAAGGCTCGGCAATTTCCATTAAGAACTATATTGGGAGCATTCTTCTGTTCAACATCATCATCAATGAATACACCAAATTCTTCACACTTCCCTTTGAAGTGTTCACGAATAAAATCAACCGTTGGATAGTCATTCATGATACAGAAGTCTATACCACGTATATACAATTCAATAAGTGATTTGTAATCTATACACTGCCTTAGCTTCATCTGCCAAAGACGGCATAACCCCTTGTCTATGCCATCTTTTTTTAGTTGTTGTACAAGTTCCATAGCTATGATATACCTTGTGATAATAATGAGTTATCGTTTCTGTTTTCAATCACTTTCAGGCTTCTTTCAATATTACCAAGCCTTTCAGCACTTATTTTCGTATTGGCTGCAATCTGAGCCTGATATTCCAAAGCTCTTTTCATTACTGCCGTTTGGTCTGATTGATTGATAGTGAAAGCATTCAAACGTCCGGCAATAACACCTCCTGTTTCTTCACTCATAGAAGTAACGGCACCAGCAAGCGGGTCTTGAATCTTCGTATCTTCAACATCCTTAATCCAATCACCTATACCCTCCAGCGCATCGTTGAATAAATCACCAGCAGCATTAACCATAGACTCAAACTTACTCTTTTCAGTGCTGGATAGTTTACCGTCTTTCATGGATTCACCAAGATACAGAACAGCATCATTGATTCCTTTTGCAAGGAACTCTCTTTTCAATGCTTCAACAACAGCTTTTTTTAGCACATCTTTAGTCTTTTGCCCTAACGCTTCGGCTGCATCCTCACCCTTACAATACGCATCAACAAGCGCATCTGCAAACTCATCAATAGCAGTTTTTACATCAGTACCAGCCAATGTTTCCATCATGGCTTTATCTAAATCCTCAATCTGCTGTGTAATGGATTCTATTTGTTCATTCCATTGCTGAATCTTACCATTATCCGTTTTCTTCTTATCCTGCTCAGCTCGTATCTGCTGCCTAATATCTTCCTGTTGCTGTCTAAGGTTAGCTTTTTGAGCTTCGTAGATAGAATACATATCACCGCTTTCTTCTGCTTTTTTGAGTTGGCTGTTAAGTTCCTTGATTTCCTTATTCAACCGGGCATATTCACGGAAATCCCAATTCTTTTTTGCTACAATAGCTTCCTGTTCAAGTGCATTTATTTGGTCTTTGATGAGCTTAATATTCTTTTCATACGCTTCTCTTTGGCTGTCATTGAACACCCAATATGTGTTATTGTACGCACGCTCAAGCCTGCTGTAGGATTGCTCCAGTGCATCAATTTCTTTCTGTAAGTTCTGAATCCTACGTTCGTATTTAGCATCATGCAATTTGGCGAATATACCAACAATAGAAGTAATTGATGATACCATACCAGTAATGCCACCCAAAACATCACCACTCATGAATTTACCAACGGATGCAGCAGCATTTCCAAGCTGTCCCATCAAATCCATTGCAGTTCCTAAACTGGATGCTAATTCCTCATCCCCCAAATCTGAAAACATAGATGCAATGGAGTTACCGCAATCTGTAGCAACACTTGTAATCATTTCTATAGATTTTGTAACACCCTTCCCTGCTTTCTTCATTTCAGATTCAGCTTGTTGTACATCCTTATCAGTACCTTTACCGGAAAGAACATTTGCCTTGGCTGTAGCAAGCTTTTGTTTTGCTTTGATATAATCATCAAAGAATGTACCAAGAGCCTTAAATGGATTCTTGGATATAAGTTCCTGTTTTGCTTGATTAAGGCTGTCAATTACGGCTTTATAATCAACAGGATTAAGCTTTAAGTTTGCATTAGCAAGTTTCCCCTCTATGTCGGCAATCAATTTTTCAATCTCCGCAACAGAAAGGCTATCCAAGTCACCAAATAATTTCTTCCAGCTTTCAGTCTGCATTAACATCTGAGCATTCAATGATGATAAGGCTTCATTTTCGGCTTCATTTACCCGGTTAATCATTTCTTGATTACCTGATTTTTCTGCTGCTTCACGTAATGCCTTATATTCATTCTGAATATCAAGTTTTTGCTGCTCGAATGAACGGTATTTCTGCATAAGCGTATTTTGTAATTCTTCTTGCAGCTCCTTATCTTTTTCTGAAATAAACAAACTGGCTTCTGCATTTTCATCAGCTCCTACAAGACCAGATTCACCATTTGCAAGTTTATCCTTAGCCTTAGCCAAAGCTTCTAACTTTTCAGCAAGCGTTTGAGCCTGTGAAATGGATTGGGTTACTGAATCCTTAAATGAATCCATCGCAGACTTGGCACCAGTTATTTCATTATATTGCGCTTTCAGCGAACCCAAGAAATTAGCTTCACCAACTGACAAATCAGTCCTGCCTTTCCTTTCGCTTAACCGACTACCATCATTAATAGTCAAGCTCATAATCTGAGATTCTACATATTCCTTGTATGATGCACCACCTTTCAGCAATGAAGCGAATTGTTTATTAGCCACATCTTCACCCATGTTGCGAACCCAGCGGAAATACAACTCATATTGCTTCTTCTTGTAATCAAGCTCGCCATCAAATAGTTTGTTTTGAGCCTTATTATATGACTTGTTTTCAAGATTTCTACGTTCATTGAACCCGTCCTTTTCAGAACGTGACAAACCACCATTACCTGACTCCTTACGTGCTTTTTCCAAGGCTTTTTCTTCCTTGTTGATGTCGTCCAATGCTTTCTTGTGTTGTAGGTCAAGAAGAGCCTTACGTTTCTCGTAGCCCTCTTCCATTACTGCAATTCGGTCAGCTTCAAGCTTACGGTCAGCCTCCAGTTGCTTTTGTCTTAACTGTTCATTTGCGCTATCTGCATTATTAGCGTTTTTATGCTTTGGCAAACGCTTTTCAAGAGCCGAAATTTCTTTATTCCGCTTGTTCCATTCCTTGCTGTTGATTACAAGAGTTTCACGCTCTTCTTTCAACTGCTTTATTCGGTCAGATATACCCTTTTCCGTATTAAGATTGGAAGTCTTAGTTTCAACAGCACCATTCAACTTATCAAGAGTTTTTTTCTGTTCGTCTAACTGTTGGTTATCCGATTCAACCTTTACTTTTTTTGAATTGAGTGTTTCAATACTTTTTTCTGTTTCCTTTATCTTTTTTTCAAGGGTTTCAAATGACATGGAAACATAATCAACACTTTCGGTAACAGGAGTTGGTTTATTCCCTAAATACTCCTTTAATTCATTTTCTGCTTTACTTATTTCCGCTTGTGATTTTTTACCCCACTGTACAATCTCTGACAAATACTCAGTAATAGATGATTTGAATCCATCCATTTCTTTATCTGTGGCTTTTGTTGCAGCCTGTACTCTTGTAGCAATCCCTTGTATAGCATCATTGAAAGCAGAAGTATAAGCATCACCTGTTAAGTTTTTGAGTTTATCCCTTGCTGAGATTGCATCAGATTCTACCATTTCCCAAACCGCATTAGAAGCCTTTCTAATGTTATTAGCTGGAAGAAAATCAGTCCATGACGCTCCAGTAGGAGAATTAATTGTATATGTTTCTGTTGACTTTGCCGATTTTGCATTATCAATTAAGTTTTCAAAGCTTCCTTTGTCTTTTTCTGCCTGTTCTGTCAAAGCACGCTCCCTAATCTTGGCATTTATTTTTTCTGCTGTAGTCTGCTGGATAGCCAATCTTAGCTCTTCATATTTCTTTTTCTGCTGTTCCAACGTAGAATTTTCATCAAGAAGAGTTTTATTATATTCTTTGCATACAGCATTTATTTTTTCAAGTGCGTTTTTATGGCTTTGCGTACCTTTTTCTGTAGTCTTCAGTATTGATACAAGAACATCCAAGTTATTTATTTCCTCTTTTGTGGACTTGTTAAATTCTCCTTGTGCCGTAGTTACTTCATCTTCTTTTTTTCTAAAAAGAGTCAATACGGTAACAAGGGTTCCGATAAGCCCAAGAATCCATCCGATAGGATTGCTCATCATAGATGCCCAAAGAGTTTTCATGGCAAGCGTAGCCCTTGTGGTTATTGCCGTAAGTATTGAAGTGGCTGTACCCTGCGCTGTTTTAGCTGTAGTGTCGGCTACAGAAGCAACTGTTGACTGCCTCGTAGCTGTAGCCTCTAAAATCTTTTTCTTTGCATAAAAGTCAGATTGAGCAGCCAAAGCAGCCTTTCTTGCCAAAGCTGCGTTATCCTCCAAGCCCTCCATTTTCTTTTGAGCAATGGCTATCTTTTCAGCGTTCCCGGTCTGCTGTGCTCTATATACTTCAAGATACGCACGTTCAACCGCTGCCTTTGCTGCCAAAGCATCAGCTCTTGCAGATTCCATCTTTATTGCTGCTGCCTTAACATCAGTACGCATTGCATTTAAAGTTGCTGCCTGATTCTGAGTTTTTGCAGTCACTTCACTTTCAAGCATGGCACGATAAGCAGCACCTTTAACTGTTAAATCAAGTTTGCTCAACGCTTGCTTCTGTTCTACGGACAACACACCCATAGCAACAGCTTCATAATTTGCACTTGATGCTGTCAGATTCAAATTTGAAAGATATTCCTGCTGTTGTGCTGTCAACATCTGCTGAATAGTAAGAATGCGTAATTTCTTAACCACATTAGAACGTTCTTCTGCTGTCAACTGAGCCTCCAATGAAGCAACGTGAGCATTTTGGGCTGCTGTCATTGCCTTTGTCTGAGCCGATACTTGACCAGTCACAACAGATTCCATTTTCATAAGTGACAATTTTGCTTGACGTACTGTATTGTCAATCAGAGAAACACCAGTATATCCTTTTGTCACAAGCGTATTCAAGACGATTGCAGCCTTTAAGCTTCCATATCCAAGAACAATAGCCTTAACTATTCTCAGCACATCATCCATGTGCTCAACAAAGTAGGTGGCACCTTGAATTGCACCAGCAAACAAATCTTGATTTGACTTACCGAAATCGTTAAGAACATTATCCCAAGCATCCCCAAGGTTGGAAATCATACCAGTAAGCGACTTGGATTGTTCTTGCATAAGATTATAGTATATTCCAGACGAACTTGTCATATTTTGGAAAGCCTTTTCCACTTCTGCAAATCCTACCTTTCCCTCTGTAACAAGTCCTGATACTTCATCTTTTGTCACACCAAGGACTTTTGCAAGTTCTTCATAGATTGGGATTCCTCGCCCGGCAAACTGCCTTATATCAACTGTGAATGCTCTTCCCTGCGTTCTTAACGTACCATACAGGTATGCAATATCACCAAGAGGAGCACCAACACCGGATGCAACGTTACCAAGCATCACCAATTCATCAACAACATTGTCAACAGTGGAGCCGTATGCAAGCATCTGTTTGGTCGTGCTTGCTATGCCTTGCAAATCAAATGGTGTCTTAGCTGCTGTAACAATAAGCTCATCCATCAATTTCTTTGCCTGTGAGTTGCTTCTAAGCATTGTGGAAAATGCAATTTCAAGCTGCTGGAACTGCCCACGTGTTTGTACAATGCTTTGCAGCAATGTTCCCATTCCTTGACCAACAAGATATGATACAATATATCTTGCTCCATTTTGGGCAAAGCTTTGTATTGAATCATCCATCTTATCAGATTCGGATATAGCTGTAGCTGATACATTTCTAATGTTCCGCTCCATAGCTTGTGCGGAAACATTGAAATCGTTTATGTCAAGCGTGGCTTTAAAAGCCAAAGCACCATTGATATTATCCATTACATTGTTACTTTAAGAAAGTTCTTAATATCTTCTTTAGAATTAAGTTGCACTGGAGGCGGTGTATTGTCATTATCACTGTTATCACTTGATTCTTCCACCCTTGCAGAATCGGCTAACATCGTTTGCACGTTTAACCATGTGATACCCCAAAGCAGATAATCATAAGTCCAGCCGAAAGCTTTAATTATTTCGGCTCTCTTACCCCACGGACTATTTAGCCCAATTACTCTATTCGGTTTGCTTTGGGTTGTGTCGTACCTATCTCCCGTATCGACCGAATAGAGGACGTAAAACCCCCTGCATTCATCATTTGGCTAATCACATCAGAAAGTCTTTGCAAACGATTAACCGTCAAATGTTCCATGAAGAATTTCTTCAAACGCTTCACTTCCTTATTGTCAACAGGGTTTGCAACGGATGGATTGTTTATTACGGCAACGGCTGCAATCTCAGCCATCAGAGGGATATACTTAAACAATCTCTTACTTTCCTGAATAGGCTCTTCTTGAATCTTTTCTTCATCATATTCAATATTCAGATAAAGTTTCCGTAAGCAGTCAATAGTACCAAGATAAAGAGGCTTTATGTGGAAATTCCTTACATATACACGCTCTACTGTTTGCAACGCTGCGTTAGGAAGTTCCATTACTTCAACATCCCAATTTTTCGGCAAACGCTTATCTCTCCACACCTTTACTTTGTTCGGGAAATGTTTATTCCACCATTGAATATATTTAGGAGGATTTACCGGGTTAATTTTCAACTGTACATTGAATCTTACACCCATGTTTACAAGAGCCTGTATAGCCTTTTCTTCTATCTCAAGTCTTTCTTCTCTTGTTAGTTCTTTTTCCTGTTCCATAGATTAAATTAAAAAGCCCCCCATCTGGGGATAGGAGGCTTATTGATGATAAATAATCATATTACGCTTTTGTCGGGTCTTTCATACCCTCATCAGCTTGCAGTTCACCTTGGAACTTAATTGTCATAGGAACCAATGTGATACCTTTTGATGAATAGGTAATCTCGAATTTCGGAATAATGCGCACGTTGGCACAACCGATAAACAAACCCTCTTCCGGCTGAATCCAGATAGCCCATTCCTTATAAGGAAGCTTTTTAGGACGAATCCAAGTTCTTGACTTGGCAACACCTTTAACTTCTCCACCGAAATACTGGCTCAATAGAGCTAAATCCGGGTCCATCAATGAAAGTCCTACAGAAGTAGGTGTTTCTCCTACCTGCGTGATAACTTTGTTAGATGTTTCTGATTTGTGCTCAGTAATTTCAGGGTCGTCATCTTTAAGCGAACATGTATTTTGGTACACATCACCTAAATCTTTCCAAGCTTCACCTTTTGCGGGCATTGTCTTACCATCTTCTGAGGCTGGGGTTACATAAATTTTCTTCAACCCCATTGTTGCTAATACTGGCATAATAAACAATTTTATTGGTTAATACTTTTTTCTCTTATAGTCAGCTCCAATGCAAGGGAAACATAGTGTTCATTGTGGTTAGGTTCCTTAATTGGGGGGTTCAAAGCCCCAATAGTCCAGTTGTAACCACAACCGATTTCATAATGGTTTTTCAGCACATCAATCACCTTTGCCCTAATTGCAATAAGCCTTTCAAAGTCTATCCTATATACGGATTTGCCTTTCTCTTTCCGGATTGCAATATCTGGAACATGGATATTCACATTTATCTGACCATACCTTACAGATGATTCACCATCTACTCTGTGAGGAATGATGATAACATCTTCGTTATCGTAGTCATTCCTTTCATAGTCTATGACTCCTGAAATGGATTCCTTTACGCTGCTGTTTTGAAGCATTTCGTAAACCTTTACTGCTATTTCCTCAGATGTTATCATATATTGCCAAAATATAATTTCGCTTTCTTGTTAACCAATTCTATGAATTTTGCAATCTCGTATGGTAGTTCACTTTTTGCCTTTAATTCGGCTGGTAGAATAACATTGTAACCTTTACTTTCAACATAGGCAGCATAATTCATTCCGGCTACTATAATGAGTGAAATATCGCTGTTCAATGTGTTGGCATAATCCATTGCAGCCTTTAGCATTGCATCAGCTCCATCTCCGGGCTGGTCTGACCCACCATAGTATAGGATGTTGTTTTCACGAACTATAGCATACCCTATAGAGTTTGTTAGATTTCCTGTCTGGTCTTGATAGTTGTGGTTGTCCTTTGCATACTTGACTAACTTCTCACCAAGTGATTTCAACAGGAATACAAAAGCTGTTTCAATTCGCTTCTGAAATTCCATTACCGGGTTAACCACAGCACCACTACCAAATAAAGGCTTCATCCCCATATCTCTATGTATTTCGGGTTAGTATCATCAATACCAAGAATCGTGAATGTGTCAGTTCCACCACGTTCAAATTTCACTTCCACACGGGTTCCAATGCACAAATCACCATTGAAGAAAGGAGGTATGAATACATCGTATGTGTATGCGAAAACTTGACCGTCAGAACCTATAATTTGCTTGGCTGGAACTGACTTATCCACTTGGCACTCACAACCATCAGACCACACATCAGTAGATTGTGATTGTATGAATCCTGTCTTTTCATCCCTTTTATGTTCTGTAGCAGGACTTGAATATTTGAAAGTGCCGTTAATTCTCATAAACTACCATAAATTAGAGCCATCCGTAATAGTTGGAACACTGACATAATCCGAAACATCCAACCCATTCTCATTGCATAAGTCCTTGATACGTTCCTCAAGCTTTTCAACATTGTACCCTTGTGAGGATTTTCCAAGAGAATCACTTGTAAGAACAATCATCCGTTTAAGGACTTTAATAGCTGCAATGGCAATAGTTTTTTTATCCTTGCTCTCATCGTAGGGGTCGTTCGGATTATCCACCTTTGCATCAGCAAGTGATTTCATTGCAGAAAGCTTGCTTGGAGTGTACGGTTCAAGCTCGCCTAACAACGCTTCGTATTTTGTCAATGTTCCCATACATTAAGATGCTTTATCAAATTCTCCCTTAGTCCAATAAGTACGCTCTTCGCCATTTTCAGAAGCAGGAACACTCTTTTCTGAGAATCCACGTACTTGCAAACATACAATAGCACCAATTTCAGTAACGAGAGGCAACAATCGTCCTGAACCTTGTGTGTATTCGGCTGCTACTTGATCTGTTGATTCACCAGTGCGCCATTTGGCAATGCGAATACCGTCACCAGCGTTCATGTAATCAACATTTTCTTCTTCCATCAATTCGCTATCCTCAATAGCAGGCTGGATTTCACCAATAACACCAGCAGGCTTGATACAAATGAAATTGTGGTTCCACGGCTCAACAGAATTACGCTTACCATCCTTATCAATACCCATCTTCTTAGTGATAATGGTAATAGGTGGAATCGTATTTTCATTCAGCAACTCTTTAAATTGCGTGTTGGTTACAGGAAGAGCACTCTTATCGTTACCATGCACAAGCAGACGGGTTGTCTTATCCATCTTCAACCAAGAATACAAATCTTGGCTCATAAGGATTTCACCCGGTTCAACACCACGGTTACGCAAATCATCACAAATTGCAGCCAACGTAAGGATAGGTGACACCTTACCAGCTTTTGTATTAGCAGAGTTCCACAAGAAAGCAGACATCAATTTGTTTTGTTCTGGCATGTTGTAATCAACTTCATACTTACGACCGCCCGGATTATTAATTTCCGGCTCAAATTGAGCTACACCCCAATTAGAGAATGCCATAAGTGCAATGAAGTCCATAACATCCTTACAGCCCAAATAAGCATCTTGTAAATCTGCTTTAAGCGTTTTCTCAATCTGTTTAACCTTTGCCGTTTCTGACAAACGAGGATTCTCGTAAACTTCCATAAGCTTACGGTAATCACGTGCTGTCATTGGGAACTTGTGACCGACACGAGGGATTTCTTTCGTCCAAACATCGAATCCGTCAGAACGTCTTAACGGAGTAGGTGATTCATCGCCAATCAATGTAGCCATGAATCGCAGGTTATACTTTCCTACAATAGCTTCTGCTGTCAACGACATTTGAGGAGTATTGTAGGTAAACCAGCTATCAGAATACATTTTCTGAAAAAGGGTTACTTCACGCTCGGAAGCCTTATCAAATGTTTTCTTCCATGTAGCAAGAAAATCAAGAGGCTTTCCGTCTTTATGAAGTCCTTTGAATGTTGAAAAAATAGATTTCATGTTTCTTCAATCTTTTAATTAATGTGACTTGGTTAATCTCACGTGAACATTGCCTTTCAGGTATTGCTTGGTGGAATCTTTCTGTGCATCCGGAATAGGCGGAACACGATTTGCATACAATGCGTATTGCATTGTGTCTTCCGTTACATCTACAGATGTTTCAAATTCACCAACATAGACATCGGCAATAGCAACACTATTTGCATCACCTCTTACAGCAGCATTGCTTGATTTGTCAATTACCTCAATGATAGTATCATTCTTGGCAAGACCAGAAATAGCAGCAGAAAGCGTAATCGCATAGTAGTTACCTTTCTTTTCAATGGCTGTAATCTTGGGCGCATTTGCAAATGTTCCAGTAATGCTTTTTGCTGCTAAAACAGCATCACCAACAGCAAAGCAAGGTTCATAAAACTCATCTACGTACAGCTCAATCTTCTTGTTAGATGATTCAGCATCAATTTCAACCACCTTTGCAGTCTTAATGACCTGTACTGTACGTTTCACTTCGTCCTTGATAGCAAGGGTTCCAGCCGGGATAGTGTCACCAACATTAAATTTTTGGTTCACTACATCAAGATTGAACCCACCCGGAACAATAGAGGGAGAGCCTGTAAAAATAGGTCTTGACCCTGTAAATGAAGCAGTCTTTCTTTTCATTACATTGTTATTTAACAGTTATAGACTCCAGCAAGCCATCAGCAGCTTCATCAATCTGTTTTTCGCTTGCTGCCTTTGCGCCTCCTTGGTTCTCATCCAAAAGCCCGTTTGTAATAAGGTCTTGTTTCAATCCGGTTATTGCCTCTTCAATATCCTCTTCATCATCTATTGATTTGGCAAATCGTGAACGCAGATAAGCAGGAATACCATGTTTTTCCATTGCCTTAGCAATATCTTTAGCACGAGAATCTTTCTTTTCCTTGGCTTCATATCCAGCCAACTTTTCTTCCAGCTCTTTCATGCGCTTTTCAAGCTTCTTATCACCAGTAGCCACCTTTCCTTTCTTGCCTTTTCCGTCTTCTTCCTCTTCTTCTTCTTCCTCTTCTTCTTCCTCTTCTTCGACTTCCTTAGCTTTCTTGGCAGGTTTCTTTTTGTTTGCCCATCTTGTTGCTTCACCTTGGCTTTCCTTAGCCACATCAGCAATCAGATTTGCAGTTTCCTCTATCGCTGCATCATCGGTAGAATCATCCTCAATGCTGCCACCCATTTTTTCGGTTATCGCTTTAAGGTACTTCTCCGAAAGACCAGTGTCTTTACACAAGCCTTTGACTTTTTCAAAGAGTCTTTTATTCATATTCGTTACATTTATTGATTAAGCAAAACTTCTACTTTGCAAATATAAGAATTTAAAAGCAAGAATGTGTTCATGAAACACATTTATTTTGTATAGTAAAATCGCTGAGCATAAGTGTTTTACGCATTTATCCAAATTTTACCGAGTAAATTTTTTGCCTTTTTATTTGTTTTATTAAATATAACACACTACATTTGCAATGTGTTTGAGAAACACAGATAAATAATGTGCAACAAAATATTTTCAGATTATGGAAACTCTTAAAAAAGGACAAGAAGTAACGGTAACTACTAAACGTGGGGTGATTGATGGTATAATATCAGGTATAGATACAAACGTTTGTACATTTGATATTGAATACTCTGTTGACTACATGAAAGATGGCGAGGTATGGACTATGATATGTGTTCCAGCAAGTGCTATAAAATTAAGATAAATAATAACCTGTATGGGAGCAATCCCATACGCAATGCAACACTGATATGAAAGCAATACAAAAAAGATTAGAAGAAAATATTAAGTCATTAGAGAGGCTTAAAGATATTTATTCATCCAAAGATGGTTGGGTTGTAGAAAGCGAGAACCATGTTAATGTTGGTGATGAAAACGGATTGAACGGAACTGCATTCGCTGTAAAATCACCTATGGCATCCAAGGAGGCTGTAGTTTGGAATACAAAAGAACTTGCTGAAAAGTACGGAGCAGACTACTATCTTGTTGATGGAAACAACCAGCCTATTCAAATGAAATTCACCAAGGCTTATGATTTCTTTAGCAGAGAAGTTGAAACATATAAGAGGCTTCTTATTTTTATTCAAAAGAACAATAAATAACGCTATGGCAACACTGATAAAAGCAGACGGTACAAAGCAAGAAGTTCAGCCCAACAATGGGCTGGATTTTGAACTGGAAGAGCTTCAACAATTCGTTGATGGCTATATTGAAATAGTTAACCTTAGAAACGGGAAAATACTTGTTGTAAATGAAGAGGGAAAAGACGTTTACCCAGTTAATGAAAAGGCTACTGATATAGCATTAAGTAGAAACGCTATATTTTGGTGGGACTACATTTGTGGTGATGTTCTACTTTGTGATGATGAGGAGGTGAAGTAATGGCAGCATACAATATAAACGGACGTTGTGAAAACTGCACTTTTGCGGATTCATACGGAAGAGCTTGTAAGCATGGCTTGCTCTTCCCTGTATTAGTGATGATGTCTTTTGGCAACATGTGGAAATGTCCGAACTTCCAACAAAAGACAAAAGAACAACTTGAAGAACAATATAATCTAAAACTGAATAGCAAGAAAGGGGATGAAGTGTTATGAACAGAAAAGAAATTGAAAAAGCCTACAATAAGCTTGTTGGCGAAATAGAAGATAGAAGAATGTATGACGGACGGAATACCGTTGATAGATATACTTGTGAAGATTGTGGGTATATTATACATACCACGTACAAGGATAAGGGTGTAACACCTTTTGCAATCCAGTGTACAAGATGTGGTGGAACTATGTATCATAATAAAACTTTCGATAAAAAGACTGTTCCCGGATATGTACTGATTCATAATTGGTATCGCCCAACTTTAGAGCAAACTCTAAAAATGTCTAACGGAATGATTGAACACATTTTAAATGGAGGATTAATTTTAGGTAAGCAATGAGATACGCACTGAGAAAGCTTGATAAGATTGCATCCGCTATGGGTGAAGATTACTTAAACAATCACATTCTAAAAAGCCTTGATAGCTTCTTTACTGTAAACGATGATGATAATGTAATCAGCTCTATTGAATTGGATGCTTATCAGACACAATCAGGTGAAAGCTATGCTGTACTAAGAGTAAACGATGTTTCAGATGATAATGCTATGCTGGAGTTTGCTGTTATTGGTCAACAATACGATGTTTTAAAGCTTTCATTCTTGGGACGGATGAAAGGATAACAAAAACCAAGTAACGATATTATGAAACGAATAAAAGATATAAAAGAAGTAAGAAGTTTAAAGCCCGACCAAAGGCTTATAAGATTCTCAAGAGGTAACATAGATTATTACAAATTTCTTTGTGTTCATCCACATAACAGCAAATATGTAATATTGATGAATAGCTGTGAAGAGCCGGAACGATTTTATTACAGTACTATAATAGATTACTTCGCCACCGACTATACAGAACAAGATATAATATCATACAGGATGGAATTTTATAATAATCTAATTCAAAAATTAAAGCAGAAATTATCAGAACTTGAACAATAACAGAAAGAATATGAAAGGAATAACCAAAGCAGCAAAAATAACAAACGGGCGAAGTCAAAGATGCTCTATTTGCCCAGTTTTAAAATACCGAAACATTTGCCCACCTGAGTTCCAAATTGTGTGCTCAGATGCGTTCGTTGAGGGATTTAAGAAAGGTGTTAAATGGCTGCAAAAGCAGCAGAAAAACCAATCATCATGCTGTCAACAATAAAAGAATACTCAGAACAATGCTTTGAGAAACTAACCAGAATAAACGCTATCAAGAACGGACGTTGTTGGCAATGCAAACACTTCCACCAACATAAGGGTAAACGAAATACCTGTTCAAAAGACCCTTTTTCTTTTGATAACGGTTGGGAGTATGTACCGTATAGTTATAAAGCAAAAGATAGAGCTTGTAGAGAATTTGAGTATAGAGAGGATTTAATTTGGATGCAAAATAAGATAATTAACAAATGATATGGCGAATATAAAAGAGAACAAAAAAGGATTTAAGGTAATCCAAGTAAGCAGAAGTGAGCTTATGGATAAATTAGGCTTGTATGGTGCAATGGGTGTTTGCGACCGTTGCAACGGAATTACTTCTACAGGATATTACATAGCTGTACTGAATCAGTGGTTTTGTCCTGATTGTTACCAAGATTGGTATCATGGAGCCAAACGTTACCCGGAAGATATTGCTATTGAGAATGAAAATTTTGAGTTTTACAAGAATATGTTTGGACTATGAAACAAGAAACATTGAAAGAAGCCATAAAGGAACATCTTTATGCAAAAGCGTTTGTAGCAGACCCGAATAATACGGGTTTTGTAGATAGATTTATTGAACACACTAAAGCTGCTGAATGGGGTGCCGAATGGCAGCGCAACCATGTGTGGCATGATTCAAGAAAAGAAGTTCCAGAAGAAAAGAAGTTCTGTATTTACATTCTTTCAGATGGTACTTTTGGATGCGGTTATTATCATAAAGAAGATAATAGCATTTGGTATTCACGATTTACTGATATTGTAAAATGGGCATACGTAGAAGATATAGCACCGAAAGGAGTTGTAGAATGAAAAAACTACTTGCAATTTGGAGAATTATCAAAGCAGACAAATGGGCTGTTTTCACATTTGAAGAAACTGCACCTGACCCAACTTGGTTAAAGGTGCCTAACTTCTTTTGGAACATATCACACAAAGATGAAGACTTCTTTTGGTTCATTAAGCAGAGATTGAAAAATATAGAGGAAAACAAAAAAACTTATAGTTTGGACGATTTAATTAGAAAAAAGTAATGGAAAAGGAACAAAGTTTTTATATGGTGTATCTGGACGGAAAAGATACACCGACTTTTAAGCACACCAGTTTAGAAAGTGCTGAAAAAGAAGCAAAGAGATTAGCGGAATTACATGATACGAAAGCTTATATACTTTGTACAATCAAATCTATTGAAGTAAATAAGTTTAATATTCGTGATTGCAGACCGGAAGATGATGCTTTGCCGTTTTAATTTACTTGGTATATATTTGTTTTATTGAATAGAATAAACTATCTTTGTGGCATAATAATAAAAACGATAGTGCCATGAGTGAAGATTATAAGAAATTAATTAGTGAATTGAACAAACAAGGTTTAACCCTTATTCCTATCAACCGTGATTCTCTATCAATCAAGGATGAGCCGAAATGGAAGGTAGTAAAACTCAGTAAATAAGTTTAAATATCAGACACAATGAAAACAATTAAATTCGCTCACCAATTAGGAACAACAACAATCCGAGTTTTTAGCGATGGAACAGCAACTTTCCACCGCAAAAGATATTCATCTTATCAGTCAGCTCGTAGAGCATTAACCAATTACTACGGATTTGCATATAGGGTAGATAGATAATAACAAGCCGAGAGATTTAATACCAACTATTTAAAGCTTTAGAAACAATGGATGCAACAATTTTCAATGAGGATGAAATCACTAAAACGTTAGTTAATGTAGTTAATGAACTATACCCTTTTTATGATGAAATAAAACCTTTCGTTTCAGTATATAGCAAGGATAAATATCTTAATCTTGAAAAGGAATACGTTAGAGTAAGTGTTAATAATGATAACTTCGGAAAAATCTTCATTGTTGATAATAAACTTATTGCAAGTTACCAAGGATTCGGTGTTGGTGTTTCATCCGAGGTTAATTCAATAGAAGAAGGTATAAGGTTCTTAGTTTCAAAGTATTTCAGAATAAGGTGAAATCAAAGTAAGATTATAGAATGAAACAACAGCGAAAGGTTATTCACGTTCAGCTCAAGGAACCATACAAAGGAAAGAGCCACTACTACTTTGGAAGCATAGCAGCAATTTATGATGTGCTTCCAAAAGATGTAGTAGGCATTACAAAAGAAAGTCTTTGGAACGTGCTAAAAGATGAAACATACACAGGAGCCAAGTCAACTATAAGATTTGGCATTCTTCATACCAAACAATCAAATAGAGGATTTAAAAAAGATAAGGAGGTATAATATGTTAGGCGCAATTATAGGCGATATTGTAGGCTCAAGATTTGAGTTTAACAATACAGATAATTACGATTTTGAACTATTTACAAGTGAAAGCACCTATACAGATGATACAATTTGTACCATAGCAATAGCTGATGCAATAAATACAGGCTCAGATTACAAAGATAAGCTTGTTGAATGGTGCAAAAAATACCCAAACCCGAAAGGCTCTTACGGAGGCTCATTTGCACGCTGGATAACATCAAAAGACCACAAACCATATAACAGTTTTGGGAATGGTTCTGCTATGCGTGTAAGTCCTGTAGCATGGTCTTTTGATTCTCTTGACAAAGTATTGCAAGAAGCGGAAAAGACAGCCATACCAACGCATAACCACCCGGATGGAATAAAGGGAGCTGTGGCAGTTGCACACGCTATTTTCTATCTTCGCAATACACATAACCAGTTAGCTTTTGAAAATATCATGCAATCATATTACCCAATGTTTATGACAAAGCAATATTATTCAGGTGTGTTTGATGAAACATGTCCGGGAACCGTACCACTTTGCTTAAAGATATTACGAGTAAGCACTTCTTTTGAAGATGCTATCCGTAGGGCGGTTTCTTTCGGTGGCGACAGTGATACCATTGCTGCTATTGTTGGTTCAATGGCAGAAGCACTTTTTGATATACCAGATTATTTTATTGAGAATACAATGAAATTGCTACCGGACGATATGCGTAATGTAATTGGGAACTTCTATAACGCTAAAATTGAAGTAATTTAACCAGCAATCATTATGAAAACGAAAAATGAAGCACTGATTCACCTTTGCCACTACTACAAAGGGGAAAAAGAATGTCCGTTCAAAGATGAAAACAAACGTCTGTTTTGGGAATGGGAAAGGTGGTGGTATGAACAAACATCCTTATCAGACGATGCCGGATGTAGCCGTATTTCACCACTTCTTGATGAATACTTTCAAGCAGAACTCTCATCATTTGAAATATACGACAATACACCTATCACACTAAAGGCTGTAATCTTTAACAGATATTGCAAGCTTACAGAACGTGTTGATATATCCGGATTCAAGAATCTGTATTTGGAGCAATACAAGAAAGGGGGATAACACCCCCCCTTTCTTTTTATCATTATTCAAATTTGCAGTAGAATCCGCTTGGTGTTGATACCATTTCCTTTATAGCCTTTGGATTCTGAGCAAGCACTTCCAAATCAATAAACCACTTTCCTTTTGATTCATTCCATTCTGCCTTGATAATTCTGAACTGAGTTCCACGTTGCAAGATAATTTCATTTTCTCCTGTAACGGTTGGTTTGGATGTTCCATTCCAAGATTTACCCGGTGCATAATTCCCATTATCATGTGAACTACCGAAAGCAGAGAAAGGTTCTGCATAGGTCATTCTCGTACCTTTAGGACAATATATATTCAAGCAAACAGGCTTACTACCAAAGTTTGTATTTCTACAATTACCACAAGACATAAACGAATCGTCTGTACCAATCTTTCCAACGAGTTTTGACGGGTCAGACTTGAAAGAGTCCAAATCACTCAATCCAAATCTGTAATTCATGAATGCGCTTATCTCATCACGCTTAACCCAACAATCATCTTTCATTACGCTTCTTGCAATATAGGAAGTCATATCAGCAATGTGCTGTTGCGATTCTGCAAGCTTTGAGTTATAGTAATGGTAATATCCTTTGATAGCTCTCAAAGGCTCAGTAATGTAGCTACTACCAGCCGTGTACTGGAACATTGCAGCCTTTTCACCAATACTTGCAGACTTCCACATTTCAACAGCGTTTTCAAAGTAGTAATCATTTGCATCACCAGCATCACGGTACCACTTAGCAGCATCCTTTCTTTCCTTAGTAAAGTCACTATCATTGAAAGAAACATCCAATCCTGCTGAAAGTTTCTTTGCTTTTCTTTTGGCTGCTGCTTGCTCAAGCTTATCCTTTCGCAATTCAAGCTCAATAATGATGTTCTGAGCCTTTGACTTATCGTTTGCAAGTATTGCATCGTTAAGGTCAACAACAAGGTCTTTATAAGGCTTGGATTTCGTGCTGAAAGCAGAAAGGCTTGCATACTTGTTCTTGATTTCATTCCATTGTATTTTATCCTGTACGATACCAAGCTGTTTAATGTACGCTTGCTGTGATACCTGCCATGTTGGGTACTTGGTCTGAACATTGTTGTAATTGCCACCAAGAAAATCATAGGCTTCAAATTTAAGCTTCTTTTCCTGCTGTTCAAGCGTAAGGCTTTCCCATTGCTTCAACTTGTCTGAAACAGCTTTATTTACAGCCTTAGCATCAGCGTATGAGAACTTCTTAGCTACATCCATAGGACTCTCTATGTTGGTAAGAGAATATATTTCTTTTCCAATAGATTTTAGCTTTTTGGCTTCTTGCATTATAGCAGACAAATCAGGATGTTTCAACGCTTCTTTCAAAGCAGAAGTATCAACATCTGATATACCATCCATGATGTTAATTACATTGGTGCCGTAATGGTATGTAGCCTTTCTTTCCCACCATGCTTTTTTAATTGATTCAATCTGCTCTGGAGTCCTTGCATCATGACGCTGTTTTGCTATCTCTTTTGCAGTCGGTGGATTAATCAACCTTTCATTATCACGGATGAAATAAGGCAATGTACCTCTTTCTCTTGCTCCACTGATACGACTCTCGTTTTCATCCATCCAATCTGTGAAATGTTTAGGCAACTTTGTAAGCTTACCATCACAAGGAACTGTAGCCGTACTTTCACCATCAAGGATTTTTTCAAGCATTTCTTCAATTTCATCATCCTTAGCCAATACAGGAACTTGGAAGCAACGACAATTAGGATGCCAGCCTTTCCACTTGAATGTTTTCGGATATATACCTTTCAACGATTCACATACAGTACAAGGGTAATAATGATTTGAGCGTTTAATCTCAATGCCAATCACAAAATCAAGCTGCTGCCATCTTTCATAATCAGCCATACGATAAGCCATATTTGTTTCAGTACGTGCAAGCCTTTGTGCGTTTCTTGCAGAAGACCTATAAACACCCTTTCCGGGATGATAATCTTTCGGGTTATCATCTATCCATTTATAGCTATCACTTTCGTTATCCCAAATCCTACGTTTCCACTTTCTACCATATACCGGGTTCCCGTCTTCATCTTCACCAATCTTCACCCTAAATCTTCTGTACCATTTATCTGGTTCATCAAGATACTGTTTTATTTTGGCTGCAATCCGGTTAGCTGGAGTACCCTCGCCAATAGCCAAATCAAGAGTATTCTCCAGCTCATGTCGGAACATGCCTGTGTATTTCCAAACACGCTGCGATAGATTCAAACCACCATCAGCACTCTTACGGGCAAAGAAAGCATCCATAGCCTCCTTATTCCTTTGGAACAACTTTGAGAACCTTACATCATCCAAGGATTGTTCACCAAACACACTTTTCACCAAGCCATCATTGTTTTCATTAGATGTAAGCCATTCCTTTTGTACACCTCCACGAATTACTTGGTAAATTTGGCTGTACATAGACCGTAGTATTTTACCTACTTCCTCACCATACCCATAGTCAGAAAATGAAAATGGTTTTCCATCTTCAAGCTCCGTACCTTTTACCAAGTCAATAATCTCTTCAAAAGCACGTTGGTATATGATACGCACATTAGCAGCATACCCGTCTGTGCGTTTTAGTAGCTGCTCTTGCATTTTCTTATAATCTACATACTTTGCCATAGGACTAAATTATTTCTTGCTGAAATGTTCGCAAATATCCCTGTAAAGGAACTTGCTCCACTTATGAAAAGGACAACGGCACATAAAGAAGTCGCCTTTCCAATCCTTTTCATGCCAATCATACGAGTGCTTACAATCTGCACAATGAAACTTTGGTTTCTGGATTTCTTTCTTTGCCATTCTATAAGCTTTTTAATAACTCTTCCTTTGTCGGATAACAATCATACCAGTTGTGGCGAATAGTAACGGGGTTATTCCTTGTTTGTGTATGCCTTTCTTCATACAAGAACTCACTCATCATTGGTGACGGATGCAAGGTACCATCATTCCTATAACATGGTCTTATATTTATTTCAATCCTTGCAATCCGGAATGAATGAACCTTGTTTTCGTATATAGTCCAGACTATTTCACCCGGATTAAACTTAGTTGTATATTGCATCACTCAGCCCCTCCGAATACATCCATTTTATTAAGCTCCATTTGTTGCGCCAACCGTTCAGCTTCTTCTTGTTTCAGTCGTTGTATTTCTGCCTTTGCATCTTTAACAAGGTAGGATAATTCAACGTATGTTTCACGGCTCAAGGCTCCATCATTGTACTGTTTAGAAAGGTCAGCAAGAAGTTCGCTCATATCATCACCAAACGGCTCTTGGAACTCATGCGTTACCAGCAAAGCATCATGCTCTGACTTGTGCCTATAGTCCAGAACATTACCCATGATTGCTTTCATGATGTTTACATGTCTATTCATGTAATCATCATGCTTTTCTTTGTGTCGTTCAGCTTTAATGACTGCAAGAAGCATAACCTTACGGATAGCCTTAGCGGAAAGATTACCTAACGATTTCATGTTGTCAAAATCAATGTTAGGTGTGAATGACTTAGAAAGGATATGCTTATCAAGACGTTCAAATTCATTCTTCTTGCTTTCGCTTGCTTCGTTCCATGTCAAGTATTCTACCTTACCACCACCTTTAAGAATAAACAGCTTTGCTTCTTCTTCTGACTTCGGTAAGCTGTTGAGAATTTCAGCAGTTGCAACCATTGCCGGGTTAGCGAATTTATCTACCGTGTCGGCTTCTGTACTTTCCATACTTTCCGAACGGTTAATCATTGGCTGTACATCTGCATGTTCCGGCTTCTGTTCAAAAAGCAGAACAGGAATCTTTCCTACCGGATTTTCCTTAGTCAGAACTTCCCAACCTATTTTACCACGTTTAGCATAATATATCTTATCCTTGGTATATACATCAACATGGTAAACAGTATTGTTTCCTGAATCAGTCAAATAATACCCCCACGCAAACGCTGTTAACCTCTTGTATTGGTCACGGATTGTATATATATCATCATTCTCTTTTTTTGAAAGCACATTCAATAGAAGACTCGGTTTTCCGTCCGAATCCCTATAAGTGTGATAAAGAATAGCTGATATTCCCTCTGAACCAGCAACACGCTTAGCAGCCCTAACAGCAGCGTTGAACCTCGTCTTCTCCATGAGTGACTTAAACATTTCAAATGAATAGTCAGTACCCGTTGAAGCTTGTTTCCATTTTACAGGTCTTCCATACAGGAATACCAGTGAAATTTCATTTATATATTGCGGATATGGAATAGGTATTTTCCAACGCTTACTCCAGCGAAGAAAATTACCTTTCTTATCATACACAGCACGGTCTTTTCTATCCATCACCTCATGCGTTTCCACTTCGTATTTACGCAAATTATCAGCAGCTTCCTGTGAATGGTCACGCATCATAGAAATTGCACGTGTAACATCTTTGGAATCCATCAGCTCGGAAAAACCTTGCTGATAGCCAATAGCAGCCTTAACCTCATTTGAAATTACATTAAACAGTCCCATAACATTAAAATTTTAAGCACTTATTCCTAATCTTCTTTCTATATCATCCGGTATATCGTACTCATTATAATCAAACCAAGAACGCATAAGGAACATATCTCTCCAGTCAGGAGAACAACCAATATCTTCTTTAATCTGCTCCTTTGGCTTTAGCTTTAACTTAGAATCCGAATCAGCTTTCCATGTTTGCAGTTGTTCAAGCTCTCTAATAATCTGCTCCCTTTCAGATTGGCTTACCAAATCCTCATCAATCCCTACCTCATTAGCGTTAATGTGCTCGGCAAGCTTGTAACCGCATTGCGTCTGTAAATTCTGATAGTTTTCCCCGGCAAATGGTGTTGAGTTATTTACGAATCCTTGTATATCGCAATTATCCACCACTCCACCGCCTACACCATCTTCATCAACTATGCACCTGTGATTTGGGATTCTGTAACGCTTCTGTTTGGATTGAATCCACGTTTGTATATCTGTTGTCTTTGATACAGGGAAACATTTTAGGTCTATGATATGCCAACCATCCCAAACCGCCAAACGTGCGTAGTCTGCTCCAAAACGGGCAATATCTCCAGTTATATAGTTTGTTCCGGTTTTTACTGAAATCTTATTTCCGAATATAGCACATATATCATCATGAGAACAAAGCGCATTTGGGTTATCGTCATACTCCCAATTACCCTTGAACAATCGTTCAAACTTAACTTTATCTTTTGTGGTTTTCAACCCCTCTATATAATCAGGGTCTATAAATGGATTCTCCTGCACCAAACAAGCAAGATAATACATGTAATCGGAAAGGACACCTGTAACAGATGGCTTATAGAATGTATCATACATCCAGTTCTTTTTGGGGTTACAGGTAATGAATAGTTTTCTCCTTATACCAAGTTCTACATTCAAATGTCTGCCTATACGTGTCTTTAGAGTATCATAAGCACCAAAGTTAACTTCTCCACCCTCTTCAATCCATCCTCCTGTGAATTCAACAGAACCATATCTTTCATACAAAGGGTCTGACGGCTTATATTGCAAATCCAGCAAGTCAATACGTGAGCCATTGAAAAACTCTATAAAATTGTATTGCCCGTTGAATTTATACATATCATCACTTACTCCATATTGCTTGCAAACCTTGTAAAAAGTGATAAGGGTTGACTGTGTAATACGTTTCAGTTCGGCACGTCCTATAAACCATTTAGACCCCGGATAGGCAAGACACATAAAAAGCAACCAAGTAGCACCAGTCCAAGACTTAGCACCGCCAGCAGCACCACCATACAGCAATTCAACGTGTTCATTGTCGCAAAGCACCTCCAAAGCTTTTTCTTGCTTCTCGTGCTTTAACCCATCCTTGACTGTTATAAAGTCAAAGCAACCACGCTTAAACAGCTCAATTTTTACTGCAAGCTGGATAGGTATTACTATGTCCTTACTTCGTGCCATTGCCTCCAGACTTCATTTTCTCAAGTAGATTGTTATACTGTAGTAGTTCCTCGGTTGATAATGCCGATAGGTCTATTCCATTGTTGGTAACAGAAGCGTTAACCTCGCTATCAATCACCTGTGTAGCCTTTCCAAATATCCGGTCAAACAGCATTTCAACAGTTGAAGTTCTGCCATAGCGAATATCAGCATTGATAGCTGAAACAACATTCAGAACCCAAACAGGTGTTTTCTCATTTGGAGAACCATCAGCGTTTTTCACAAGTCTTTTCAACTCTTCCGGGCTGGACTCCATTAGGAAGCGGATAACCTTGTAATAATCTTCCCTGCTCATTTCCGGCTCAATCTTTTTCCCTGTAAGGGATTTGATGTACTTATACACGGATGGCTTCCTACCTCTGTTCTTAGGTTGGTTATCACTTGTGAATCTTGTTTCTTTGCCCTCATTTGCAATATTCATGTTCGCCATAAGCCGTTTATAAGCCGATTTTAAAATAAAATGTGTTTTGTAAACACATATAAGGGTAAATAAAAAACGGATAGCATTACACCGTCCGTTTTCTATTCACCCGGTTAATTATTTACTAATACCCTCTTGGGCTTTGTACTTGTTCCAGAACCACAGAATCATATCATCGCCCATTTCATCGTAAGCGTCCAATTCGTCTAAAAGTGACTCTGCTTTATCTATAACAGAAGTTAGATGTTTCTGTTGTTCTTCTGTTGCGCTCCAAACTTCAATTTCTCCGTTTAACTGCTGTTTGATAGTCTTTATCTCATCAGCAGACAATTCAATCTTTTTCATTTGTTTAATCTCCTATAAAATATTTTTGAATCAGATAAAACACCATCAATAACAATAATACCATCTTCTTCCAGCTTGATTTCTTCTTTTAGCCGTTCAAGCTCTTCTTTAGTCAAATCGTCAGGTGTAAGCCCAACTTCATTCAACTTTTCAATTACCTTTTCTTCCATAGTGTTGCATTTTTTAAATTAATAATTATCCTTTTTTCTTTGAATACTCCCATCCATATTTTTTTGACATGGCTTTCATAACAAGGTGAAAATGCGTTACCTCTGCTCTATCAGCAGCACTTTGCGAATACCCTTGCTTATACACATAGTCAGAATTATTTTTAAAGACTTTATTGCTTACTTTATTAAATTCTTTAACTATGCTTTTGTAATCTCCACCCCATCCTCCTTTAGGTCTTTTTATAGAGAATGTATAAGTAGGAGTAACAGCACGCATTTCTTTTGCATTGCATCTTACTGCCGAAGCAATATCGTGCACTGAAAAAGAGTTTCCGATACTCTTTATTCCAGTCTTCCCGATTGAACGAGGATGATTATGTGTTAATATGGCATTTTGTGGAACCTTAGAACCATCAAAAACCACTTTAGCCCCCTTTCCTCCAAATGACGTTACAATATCGCCAGTAGGTGTGAAAACATGCAAGGTTTCATCTTTGTTGTTCCTGTACTTCTGTTCTATACCAACGATATTTTTAACCATCTTTGCAGTATATCCGGTTTCTGTAGCCCCTTTATTGGCTTTAACCTTGCCAGCACCGGAACCTGAAACACCTCCGCTATTTCTTCCCATAATCTACATACTTACAAAAGTACCATTATAATTTGTATTTCTTGCAAATATCCTTTGCTTTCTTAGTGTACTTATCAGCTTTACCATGTACGGCTTTTGTCACTGTTTCAGCCCAAAATTCATCAATATTCGTTTGTGAATACTTCCCATACCCTGTTTTCTTCTTGTCCTTAACCCATTGTTTGTGCATAGCACGTATTTCTTTACCTGCTGCCTTTTGATTTGCACCGGAAAGGCTGCTATTCCAAGTTGCATGAGCAAGCTCGTGGGTTACAGTGTGTGCCAACGGCTTATTTGTTTTGGTATGCCATCCGCTTTCATACCCTTTCTTTGTTTTAGCCAATACTGATTTAGCTCCCTTATTAAAGGATTTCTTGTTAAGGTATATAGCTTCCGATTTTCCACCACTTGATACTTGTACACCAAGAACTCCAGCAGACAGGTCGGCAAGCTTTACGTTTCTTTCACGGACTCCCATAACAGAATGATAACGTGAAATAGCCTGTTTGGTTGCTTTGTACATCTGTGGGTCTTTCATATTAACCAAAGGTTCCACATTCTTAACATCACCTTTATAGCTGCTATCACCCGGTTGCATCCCTCCACGTGTTCCGCTTGAATTTCTTCCCATGATTATATCTTTTTAGCGTTAATAAAATCAGTTACATACAGAAGCCCATGCTTACGGCAAAACTTCTTTATTTCATCACCACCACCATAAACGATAAGGTTAGGCTTTTCCAATCCACTTATTTCTTGGGCAACTTGCAAATCAGACGTCAAGCTTTCCATCCATCCATCAAGACCACGTGTAAAAAAGGCATTATACCCCTTTGGAATGCCCATCTTGTTGTATTCAATAAATTTATGAGAAACATTCAAGTCCGCATATACCTTGATACCACACTCTTGCAAGTACCGGGAAAGCCATCTTTTCTTATAGATAAGCTGAATACCCCATGCTATAGGTGTTTGGTCATGGCAACTACAATTTGGTTCAACAACAGCCTTGCAGCCACTTGTAAGCAAGTTGATAGGGTCTTTAAACAAAGCTTCAAACCTGTAATCATCAACGTAAAAATGATACGTTGCAACGTCCTTTCTCAGTCGGCTATTGGCACCCCACGGATTCAATGGCAACTCCAGTTTTCCGGCTTGTTGTTCAAGTAGCAGATTCGGAATTTCAAATTCATTGTCAGAATCATAAAGAACATCTTTAAACATAGAACGATAGAAAGCCTCCTTTTCGTTAACTTCATCATCTTCATCATTTAAATCTTCTTCATCTTCTGATTCTTCCTCACTCTCATCTTCTACAGCTCCTTTTTTATTCGGTTTTGTTTCCTCTTTTTCTTCTGGGAACTCAAGACCTATAAAATCAAAGTCTGTGTTTTGCCAAATTTCATTAACCCTCAGTTCGTCAAAATCCCATTCCCCGTTATTTATATTCCCACGCAAAATAAGCTCCGTTCTTTCTTCATCAGTCAGTTCAGAATACAAGTTAGTGGGGACAGATTCAAGTTTCAGCTTCTTTGCAGCTTTCAACCGTTGGTTCCCGTCCAGAACATAAAGTTTTCCATCACGTTCTTCAAGTGCTAATGCTCTATGAGGATAGAAGCCATTACACTTGATACTATCAACGAGTTTTTGAAATTGAGCTTTTGTAATAGTTCGGGGATTTTCAGGGCACGGAAAAAGTTCTTGTGGACTCCTGTATTTTACTTCTTCACACTTCATCTTCAACCTCCTTTTCTTCAATTTCAGTTTCAGAATCCTTGTGTTCATCGTCCGGCAACTGTTCTTCATCATTGCACACGTTGAATACAACACGAATCAGTTCTGCCACACGGACAAATTTGTAATGCTTGTGACATGCAACATATACAAGTTTGCTTCCATCGTTGCGGTCAATGCCTGTAGCGTAGAAACGACCTCTGTAATTAATAGGCAATGGAACATTACCATAGATACGCAATATATCACCGGAAACACTACTAATAGAAGCTGTTCGGTTATATTCGCCATCAAGATAGATGTGAACACCTTTAGAATCCCCTAAATTCATCTTTGGGAAAAGCTTCATTAAGGTTTCACCAATCATTTCTCTGCCACCACATGCAAGGAATAGCGCAAATAAAGTAACGAGTAATACACAAAGAACAATTTCCATGATTTAATTTACTTGGTTAATAATGCAAATATACAAAATATGTGTTTAACAAACACATTATTAAGCACAAAAATTACATTAGAATCCCAATACAAGCCCTGCTGCGTCACGTCCATGCTCGTTAGTTTTCTTACTCCACCCGGTAAATGCTTTAAATCTTTCAGCATTTACTTTGGTTATATTATATCTTGGAGCAACCATTTCGTATTGAACACCCAAATCTTTAAGATAATCATCCCAAATGGAGGCATCACGTTTTACAGAACCAACACCTTGCAGTTTCTTACGTTCCTCTTCACGGCTCATTCTTTCGGTTCCAAACCACGTTCTTTGTCTTGGGTCTTCAACCCTTACAACAACATGCTCTCCACCACTCTTTTCAAGTTCAGCATAAGCCTTAACCCTTTCCATAGCCTTGTGGATAGGTAAAGATGTTACATCAATCAGCGTCCTTTTCCGGTTATCCCAGACAGCAAACCCTGTACGTGTACCTGTATCAATCCCAATATATATCATACCTCTTCATTTTCACCTGTTGGAATCTCGTACAGAATAACACCTTTTATACCTTTATTGTAGTCACGGCTTCCGAATAATTTAGCCATCATTACATTATCTGGAATGTACTTGTATCTGATTTCCTTAATAATAGGCAAACCAACTGGAGCATTATCAGCCATTATATGCAAAGACCAAAGACCATCATTGCGCATAACGGTAACAACACAATTCTTGTATAAGAACGTACCAGTCTTATATACACCAAATAAATCAGCGTGAGTAAAATCACTTTTTGCTGTTGCTTCCAGCATCTTAAACAATTCCGGATTAATCTTATCCTTTTTCTTTCTGAAATAATCAGGGAAAACTAAAACACCTTTGTTCTCAGCGTTAGCCTTAGCCAACTTTTCTTTTAATGCTTCTTCCATACTTTTCTTATTTTAATTTCGGGCGTAAACCCATACATTTTTTCACACACTCTAACATGATTCAATAGTTCAATAAAGAATACTCTTCCAGCAGTCTTTATCATATCCTTTTTTAATTTCCTTGGAATCCTTACCATAACATTATCTATTATCACCGGAGCCACCTAATACACCACGATTCTTACGTGATTGAAGCTTTTCTACATTCATGTTAGCAATCTCTTCAAGAGAGTAGCCCAAATCATTTGACAACGTAGCACAATACCAAAGAACATCACCTATTTCTTTAGCAATTTCAACGCTCTTATCTTTCGGCAAAACAATAGAGCCATTGCAATCTTTCAAGACGATAGTGTCACGGATAACTTTCTTTACCTTATCGGCTACTTCTCCGGCTTCGCCATTCATTCCAAGTGCCGGATAGAGAATTTTATACTCTGCTGGATAAACCGCTGTTTGCAGTGCTAATTTCTGATATTCGTTTAATTCCATAATGCTGTTTGTTAATTGTTTATTGCTATTGTAAATCTCTTATTTCTCAATGTTGGTCTTTTCTTGATAACGAACTGTTCAAGTTCTTCTACAGTCAACCTAAATGCAGGGCAATACTTATACTCAAGTGTACATACGAATCTTTCACCAAGCATCACATCAAAGCTTAATGTTTTCATGTGTTCTTACTTTTTAATACTTCTACAAGCCACTTGTTGTATGGCATAATAGGTTTACCAAATAGACCCATGTTAGCCTTGTATTGTTTATACAACTCCCGTTTAAAATCAGCCGGAATTTGTTTTTTCATCTTTCGTAGTTTCATAACATTCAGAATAATAATCTAACACAATAGGCTGCTGCCATTCCTAATGCAGCACCAATTTGAGTAAATATCACATCCATTGCTTCGACTTGCCCATATCCCTTAGAATCATACCATTCTTTCAATGAAGCAGCCACACATCCCAAATATCCACTATACATAGGATTTAAAATTACTCCAACTACAAATGAAATAGCGAATCCAACATATAGATGCTTACGTTTATCTTGTTGGCTAAACCCGTCTATTAGGTCTGTAACAAATCTTATCATCAACTTTTTCTTCATATAAATACTCCTTTCACTCTAACATGAAATAAATTGCTATTAAAATCAGAT